GATTGCAAGCATCTCTCAGCGTGTGCCGTATAATACGACGATTGCATGATCCAGGTACCCCGCTATTAGTGCATGTTAATTGATATTTGTTTGCTAATAAATCCAGGTAGGTAGGTTTATTGAGATCTAAATACATATGAGTGTCATGTGTAAAAGAACAACCGTTGCCGTAAATATGTTTTAATTTAGTTAGCATCTAATAGATTCATGTGTAGTGCAACCAACATAGCATATCCTAACGAATGGCTTTTACGAAATGTATATCCGCGAGACTCGTCACCGTCCCAAACCTGATTAAATACTTCTGGCCAAGGGCGACCTTGCAAGTGAGATTTACCTGGTCTAATTATTGATATGAAAGCAGCCATCCTGACAATTGAATCAGGTTTCATTTGTTTAAGCAGGTCAGTGTAATTACCGATATGCACTAGTTGTTGTACCCAAGTAGAATCATTCCATAACCTATCCCAATTTGGTTCTTTGTTTAACAATTCTGTGTAGTGGTCAGGGTCTTTAACTAACTTATATACACTCATGTTCAATAAGTCAATTTTAAAATATCCACGGGATTCTGCAGTTTCGTAATCTATAGCAGCACAGTCGTTTAACGGATCATAGGGAATGTCAGTTACATAAACTCCGCTGTTGTGTTTTCGAATCTGACCTTGCGTATTTAATCTAGCAGGGGTGCATTTAATAAGATTAATTAATGCTTGTCTATCGGGTAAATCCAAATCAATATCTGCGCTCACTGTTCTTACCATCCTGCTTGTTTTAAAATGTCTTTAATATAAGCGGTATCCTCGGGATAGTCCCGAAACTTTTGATGCCAAAAATCAGCGTCAATAAAAGACCATATCATGGAAATTTGGTCGGACCCGATACGTCCTAAGAATTTCTGTCCTGATTCAGAATTATACAATACCCAGGCACTGATACGACCTGTGGTGACAGCATAGCATACCGCATTGTCATTTCCATAACGCAAATAACCATTAGATGGATTGCCTGTTTCGTCTGCCCAACGGCTACCGTATTCAACTGATCTATACAAGGCATCCATTGGACTTTCTATTCTGAGATACTGCTCCAAGAACTCGCCATATACTTTATCGCTGCACCAATTATCAATTTTCTTATTGTTTTTTAATAACCAATCTGTGTACCTGGCTACATTTACCGCTCGTATACTAACACAATACTGTCCAAACTTAGCAAATGCACGATAGTATGGACTAGATGCAAAATCGTCAAATGTTTTTGTTTTACCCACACTCTGAGTTGTTTCGTAAAATCGTAAGTATGCCTTTAAGCCTAGCTGTATGCCGGTTTCATTCTGACTTTGATAACGCTTTTTCTTTTCGCAAACGTGCACAATAAGTGTTGTTTCTTTAGAAAAAGATTTTTTACAATAATGACAGGTATAACTCATTGTGTGGATTGTTCATGTATATAATTAACAAAATATTCTAACAATGTATTACTATAAAACAATTGATAGTTGTAGTCAAGCATTTCCGAGTTATTCTGATAAATTTCCTGGCAGTCAGCTAGGGTCAGCTTACTCATAAGATTTGATACGTGATCAATCTTCTCAATCACCGGGAGATCTGGATCTAGATCTTCGTTGATATTAAATCCCAATTGTTGTAGACACTTAGTGGCTCCTGGATTTCCTAAATTTAACATTATGCAACGACTTTGAATTGGCTTCCATGTTTTTTCGCTAAAAAATACAATATCGTTATCAAAGTTTGATTCCCCAGTTATATTAAACATCGAATTAAATGCATTATGTTTATTAGTGTAATCAGCAATCTGTTGGTCTACTGAACTAGACTTATAAAAACTTAACAGATCATCACTGTCGTCGGCACTGATAGATCGATAAGGCAAGTCTGTTAGCACATCAATATTTTGACCTGTTAGTCTTATACTATCATTGCGAATAAATCCATGCTGATTTTGAATGTTGGTAAGATTTACAGCAAAGCAATCGTCGTTGGTAATATATTCTTTTACTTTTTGATAAAGATACAATCTATGAAATCTTGATTGGCTACTTAAAAAACTGAATCGATATTTTTTTTTGTTAGTTTGAAAATTTTCTAAACTACGCTGATAGAAATATGCAAAAGGAAAGTATATTGTATTTTTATTTTTTAAAAATAATTGATTGATATCGCTGGTTAAAATCTTTACTCTTGGATTAAAATGTTCTAATAGCTTATCTACATAAGTGGTAAGATCTGCTCCCCACGGATCTCTATCGTAGGCCAATAAAATAGACTTACCAGTTGTATCTAATATTTGTTGTAGATAATTAACATCATGATTAAAATTCTTATTGTTGTCTAAATGTTGTATTGTGTATCTATCTAAAATCGATGACAATCCTAGCCTATTAAAAATAAGCCGGAAGGTACTCATTTTTCAATACCTAATTCTTTACAGTAGTCTGATATTTCTTTTTTGCTATTGATCTTAGACAAAACTACCAAGTCACTTTCTTTAAGATTAGGAAATAACTCGGACAATTGTTTTTTACTATCTGATGTAGCAGTTTCTTTTTTCTTAGGACTAATCCAAGTATGTCTATGTGATCCCATACCTGGGCTGACTGCAGTAGCACATAGCCATTGCAACTTAGGGTGTTTGTTGATTGCAAAAAAATGTTTGTTTAATCGTTCGTTAGTACTGATAACATAAAACTCTTGCAAATCACGACTGCCTTGTACGCTAGACCCCCATCGAATCATAAGATAATTACTGAACTTTTTTCTTTCTTCGTCAGTAAGTTCATTATAAAAATCTCGATTTTTGAGATCAAATTGTTTCATTTCGTTGGAGATGTTTAGTTTATCACTCATCTTGTGCTGGTGTTCCGTTGCTGTGTTTGTTGCGGTGGTTCTCTACATCTTGCATGGCTCGTTGTTCTTGTACGGTGCGCTCATCAAAAAACTTACGAGGATTGCCACATGCAAAACAATTCGAGTTACCGCATGTCATGCCGCTTACTTTATGATAACGGTGTGGGTTATTCGAATCGCCAACAACAACTCCGATCCCGCCGAGATCAAAAGCATGAGCTTTACGAATAGCCATTTGTCTAGCAATGTGTCTGTGCTTTTGTTGTATCCGGCGGCCACGAATTGACTTATCGGTTGACTTAGTCATGTAATTTTGCTGCAAGTTGGTTAATAACTTCCCGCAGGCGTATAATATCTCTATGCATGCGATCAATTTTAGTTTGCTGATTTTGTACTTGATTTTGAAGATCTTGTATCTGTCTTACATCTTTCTTATTAACAGTATCATCTTTAATCACAGCGGTTATTTTTGGAGAAGAGTTGCTGCTGGTGTATTGTTCTTTCATATAGTCTCCTAATTTGTTTAATAATTTACCATGCCAGAGAATAATCTACTATTTCGCAATTTCGACTAATGTCTTTAACAATGTAGATGCAATCTGGTTTATGGCTATCATCTAACGGCACTGCTAGCATTTGTCCGTTTTTGAGTTTTGGTGTGTACCATGTGACATCGTGATATACATCAATAATTTCAATCTCCGGAAATGACGGGCTGAAACTGCTCAATGGATTAAATTGAAATGCCTTGAACCCTCTATCGTTGATACTGGTAAGAGGTAATACTTCAAGGTCTCCAGAATCTGGTTCCCCTATGAGTATGCGCCAGTCCATTGGCATTTTTATTACATGTTCTCCAATTTGCAATACTAATGCAGGAGCATTAAAACTTTCTAAAAAGATTAAAGGTATGTAATGATAATCTGGACTTTTGGGATCTGAATTATCAAAAATTGCAAATCTCATATCGTCAATTTCTTCTGGGAGGGTATTGAGATCGTAAGCTTGGTTGTGGTCTAATTGTAATATTCGCATGTTTTAATTATATAATAATTTTAAATAAAAATCAACCTCGAACTAGAATAACACCGTAACTGGCCTGTGGTATTGGAGGTAAATCTATTACACGGTACCCGTGTGCTAACAAATAAACTACTGCAGGACCTGATTTACCAATCCAGCAATCGTTACAAATATATGTGTCATCACAGACTACTAAACTATGTTCACTCATATATGGTAGTAACGCTATAGCTTGCTTCAAATGTTCAACTTGACAATTTTGATTATTCATCTCTAAGCCAAGTTCTAGATACTGCGCTTTTTGTGCTTGTATATCTGGATTATTCTTATCCCTGACATTCCAATCGTAATCAAAATTGTCAAGATACAAACAACTAATTTTTTTTCCAATAGTAGGAAATATGTTTTTTGCCCATTCGCTACCTATACCCTGGTGCCAGATAATGCCAGGGATAACACCTTCTTGTGTTATCCTGTCTCGGCCTTCGGTTAACATGTCTACCGTATGTAACACGGTATTGTATTTAATAGCCAATTGGGCTAGTTCTACTGTGCTGCCTTCATAACGATCGCTGCCAATTTCTACAAATACAGAATCTTGATCAACAGTAGACATATACTGCTCGGCTAATTTAAATACTTGTCCCATTATTTTTGCCACTCCATTTTTTCAATACTGTAAGGATAGTTAGCTTCTTTATAAAAAACCTTACGCTTGGTCAAATGGCGTTTAGCAAATTTACAGGTGCTGGTAATGTCCCAAATTTCAACATGGTCTTTGTCTTCGGCTTTACGAATACCGCGGCCAATACTTTGAATTACCCGTGTAAAGCTCTTCCCAGATTCCACCATAACCAGGTTAAATATGCGAGGAATGTTAATACCGACAGCAGCAACACCATATGTTGCGATAATAACTTTGTTAGTGCTTGTGGCAATTTCATCATATTCGTCCTTACGGTCCGTGGCCTTAGTTGAACCAGATACAAATACCGCTTCAGGCTTATCACTTAATAAACCAAATAACGTGCTGAGATATGTTTGCAATATCTTGCCTGTTTCAATTCGATCTACTAGAATAAGTGTGTTGCCGCTTTCCTTGATCTTATCTACTAACTTAGCAACAGCTTCCATACGCTCCGGTGTAGTTACCAAGTATTTAAGCTCGCTTTGATAATCTTTATATTCTACATGATCAATTAATTGCACAATATTAACATGACATTGTGCTAGTACGCCCTGGGCTTGTAGTTCGCTGGCAGCTAATTTCCCAACCACTGGCCCGATACTAACTTCAAGTGCTTTAAATTCAAAATCTTCCTTGGGTATAGTACCTGTTAATCCCCAGCGTAAAGGAATATGTGACATCACTCCTGTAAGCAATGTCTTTAATGCGTCAGCTTTAGCCATATGTACTTCGTCAACAATTACACAAACTACATCTTCTAAAAACTCTTGTATTGTACATTCGGCTTCGCCCGACTTGGTATTTTTTAACAGAACATTAAGGCTTTGCCAAGTACATATAGTATGTTGCCGACCCCACTCTTTCCGATCTCCAAAGTATACACCAACATCTAAACCTAAATTACGATAATCTGCTTCTGTTTGTGTTACTAAACTCTTGTTAGGCACAATAACAATACTACGCCCGTAATTACCAGCTTGCCAACTCAATGCGGCTGTAATAAGTGTCTTGCCTGCACCTGTTGCAATCTCTTGAAGACTTTGGGGATTATTCATAAAATTGTTTATGATTTCAATCTGATAATCTCTTAATACAACAGATTGACCTTCTCGTTCGTGTCCTTTTGGCCATACCCGATCGCTAAAAGAATCTTCTGCCATTAATGCAAATTCAAAGCTAGTTCCGTATGTTCTTCGATCGTCGAGGGTAATATCATAATCAAACTTTTCAAGTATTGGTACAATTTCAGGCAATAGATTAACATAGGTACTGCCGCCAAGCTGGAAAAAAGCAATGCATCCATCCCATCGTCCCAGCCTAACACTAGGCAAATACCTGGCAGCAGGATTCATATACTTGAACTTTTTTGTAAGTGCCTTTCGGCAATCTAAGTCAAGACCTTCAATTTTGCAATTAACTTCGTCAAGTACGATAATTGTAGCATTTTTCATTGTAGATACACTTTTGTTATCAATTGATTATTTCTTATTTCCTCGAGAATTGTTTCTCGTGTTTTTGTTTCATCTATCTCAGCTACCACTAGCCGATAAGGTAATAATTCTGGATCTTCGAATTTAGAATATCCTTTATTAATAAAGAAGGGCTGATGTCGGTTATAATATTCTTTCATCTGTTCTATCTTATGCGATACTTCGGTGCCACTGTCTTCGTAAAGTCTTACTACAAAATCGGCCGAGTAATGAGAGAAAGGTTTAAACGCTTCCTCTGCTATATAGTTATCATTATCTTTAGTAAGGTCTTCAAGAGTTTTTCCGATCTCTGCATAGTTTATACATACGCTGCCCCAAGGCGGATTCAAGTTTCCAAATTCTTGAATTAAACTAGGTTGTACTATTTCCGTTTTTGGCAGTCCATACCAAGTGCATACAAATCTAGGATTTGATCCCCGGGAGACCGATTCGCAGCGATGTACTGCTAAGTTTAATTCTGCGAGTGCTCGCTTCACAGTATCTGGGGCATGATTCCAGTAAGAATGATCTTGTTGGTCTAGTAATCCATGATATCTTTCAAATATATTATGCAAATAATTTAAGGTATCTTGATCATTGACCGTGGACAATGTTCTTTCAATAATGGGTTCATGTTCATTAATGGTACTGATACATTGATTGATTATGTTTACTGCACGGCTTGTCTCAGTAGATTTGTTATCAAGTCCGTAAAATCTATTTGGATGATCTAATGGATACCGGTCTCGTAACGCCATTCGTTTCAACCATAGATGTGTCAATGGTGCATCGAATAACCGAAATTTAATATTGACTGAATTGTTTAATTCGATATATAGGTGCGTGGCATTCATAATACAGTATACACTTACTATATAGTAAAGTCAAAAAAACAGGCACCAAAATGATGCCTGGTAAACAGTAGCCGAGGAGCAAGAGTGGCAACTGCAGATAGTACTAGGTACTATCCGGAAAACCCTAAAACTTCGTCGTATAGATCCAGCAAGTCTTCATCGCTGAGATCACCTAATTCGCTTGAACTGATATCATGGATACCTTCCAATTCGTCACACCAAATTGCCAACAGTCGATCTTTGATAAGTTTACGCATGATACATCTCCTACCTTTGTAATTATACGCTAATAAGCGTACGGTAAAATTTTACCATGTTGAAAAGTCTGTGATATTTACTGTGGTATCCAGGTCTGACAGATTCTTAAACATATCAAACTTGACAAGG